CTATCTACTATAGCCCGTAACAGACGTGGTATGCCGCACTTGCGCATCCACGCCAGTCCGATCATTCTTGCAATCTTGGGATTGAAGTGATCGGTGGCCTCCTGGTAATCTGTTGAAGAAAACCAGACGTCCTTCCAATATACGCGGATTTCTTTTCCTTCGTATGTTCCAGATTCCTGTCTCCGAAGTTCGGAAAACATGACTTCTGACTCTTCTTTTGACATTAAGTCTAAGAAGAGATTCCAGGCGTGACTCGCTCGAGACATGCCTGAACTACTGCTTTTAACTTTTGTTAAGGGCCAAGCAGTTATCTTGTTTATAACGTCTAGCACGATTTTTAAACAAGCTTTTCCCTTTGTTACCGAGCGAGCTTTCGCCGGTTCAGGGACTACGCTAAGGAAGACTTTTCGCAAGTCTTCCTCAGCTGTTGACAATACTTCTTCTAGGCATCTCCAGAAGACGTATTCGCCGATTTCCAGTTGCTCAATACTTTTGAGCTCCTGGATATCTCCAGTCTCTAAGTCGAATATTTTCGCCTTGCGACCTAACTTTGCTTCATTTACAATTAATTGTATTTCAGCAATAGTTCCACCTTCTTTTTGGGTCTTTTCCCAACAAGCGGTAGACGTTACAGAGATTCTGGCCTTGGTGGTCAATCCTGTAAACGATTCTGCAGGAATTCCATTGATTACATCATGGATTACTACAGATAAAAGAGTCTCTTCCTCTAAGCTCAACTTAGGGTGAGGCTCTTGCACTCCTATCAAAAACTTTAATTTTGATCGGAGCGAGACCGGGGGAGGCGGAGTTCCCGCCCCACGGGTCTGGCAAAGAATTCCTATAGTTTCACTATAGAGGATATCTTTGCGCTTTGAGCACATGTCCCACAAGGGGTACCAGGTGGTCAAAATGTGAGACCCCTCTTGCATGGGGATCTCCTTAAGCCTTTTGCGATTTGCAAAAGACTTAAAGCTCTTCCTCGCGTCTTTTAAGACCGAGTAGGAGAACGTGGATTTACTAACATCTATCAGTATCTCCCCGTCCAGAAACTCATCGCTAATTAATAACGAGAGGTTCTGTAAGGTGTACTTGTCGAACTTGTTCCAGTCCCACACCTCTTCAGGGTACGCCAGAAATCTCTGTGTAAATACCCCGTCAACCGTCTTCAGACATTCCAAAAGTCTTGAAGTGCGGCTCTTCGTATCTCTTGGACTCCAGCTGGGCCCATAGTACGATAAGACTTCCTCGTTAGTCCATAAAGGGTCGGGAAGTCCTCGCAGGAAATGTTTCAATCTAATGATCATGACCTGATGAAAGTCTTTGTGCTTGCTAGCATAAGACTTTTTCCGAAGCCGCGTTCCCCAGAACGTTTGCTTCAGTAAGAAGTTCAGAACCACTTCAGGATCGGAAACTTCTTCAAGCCTAAGGGAGCTCTTATTGGAGCGATCCTTATGGCCGACCCACCCGGCTGCTACTAGCATACCGAGCGGTATCTTGTCTTGAAGGCGGCACAAGTCGCCTTGCCAGACTCTTATGGGAGGGGGCTTAGCGCCCTTCATCTCCATAAAACACCTGTAGGCCATTACATCGAATGGTTCGCTCAGGTA